ACATGATCCAACCGATATCGTTGCAGTATAGGAGTAAAAATGAGTGAAGAAGTAAAAAAAGACGAAACTCTCGAAGAAGAAACAGTAGTTGAGCTGGAAGAAGAGCAGAGTGGATCTGAAGATGCTGAGGTCACAGAAGAAGTTGCAAGTCAACCAGAGGGAGAAGAAGACCCTAAGGAAGAAGAAGAACTTGAACAATATTCTGATAGAGTTCAGAAACGTATAGCAACCTTAACACGTAGATTAAGGGAAGCAGAGCGAGCCAGCGAATCGGCTTATACATATGCTTCTCAGCTACAAGAAGAGAATAAAAATCTCAAAGTAAAAAGTTCTCAGTCTGATAAGTCTTACTTATCTGAAGCGGAAAATAGATTAAAGTCGCAAAAAGCACAAGCTAAAGCTGCTCTTAAATCTGCTTACGAAGAACAAGACTTTGATAAAGTAGCGCAAGCACAAGATATTATCGCTAAGATTGCAGTAGAAGAAAGCAAAATAGAATCTTCTAAATCTCAATTAGAGTATCAAGAAGAGCAAAAAACACAAGGACAAGAGATAGAACAACCACAAGTTCCAATCCAACAACCTGCTCCTGTAGTTCAACCTGACGAGAAAGCAACCGCTTGGGCAGAGAGAAATGAGTGGTTTGGTACTGATGAAATAATGACAAACGCCGCTTTTACTATTCATAAACAATTAGTAGAAGATGAAGGATTTGATCCTAAGAGCGATGAGTATTATACTGAGGTTGATAACAGGCTTCGTGCTAAGTTTCCAAACGATTTTTCTCAACAAGAAAATTCTAAGAAACCGACACAAAGAGTGGCTTCAGCTGGCAGAGCAGATACAACTGCAAAGCCTAGTAAAAAGCAAGTTAGATTATCGCCTTCTGAAGTTCAGATGGCTAAAAAATTAAACGTACCCTTAAATGAGTACGCAAAATTCGTAAAAAGGTAAAATATGAATAGAGATGATAAGGGCAGGTTTTTAAAACCTGAAAATAACAGAGAATCCCGCTCTGCTGATACTCGTGCACAAGATCAAGCACGAAAACCTTGGGCTCCCCCAAGTATGTTAGAAACTCCCCCAGCACCCGAAGGATACGTCTATAGATGGATCAGGGCTGAAGTTTTGAATAGTGATGACAAAAAAAATGTTATGTCTAGGACTAGAGAAGGTTTTGAACTTGTCAGGTCTGAAGAGATAGGAGATTTTGAGTTGCCAAGTATTCAAGACGGTAAGCACGCAGGAGTAGTTGCTGTTGGTGGGCTTCTATTAGCTAAGATTCCAGAGGAAACAAGAAACGAACGTAACGCCTATTATCAAAATAGAACACAAACAGCACAAGATGCTGTAGATAACGACCTCATGAAAGAATCCGATGCTCGTTCTCCAATAATGTCTCCAAGGAGAACTTCTAGTGTAACGTTTGGAGGCGGTAAACGAAAATAATTAAGGAATAATTATGGCAAACCAAGATAAAGCCTTTGGATTCAAACTGGTTGGTAATTTGTCAGGCGTTAATCAACATAAATTAACAGAGTACAATATCGAATCAGGTTCAACCAATGGCATATTTTCTGGAGATCCTGTAAAAATGTTAGCTGGCGGTTTTATAGATGTAGCTGATGCTGTTGGTGATACAAAAATACTAGGAATCTTTAGAGGATGTAAATTCGTCGATGCGACTTCGAAAGAAGTTACGCATTCAGCCCATTTCCCTGCTGCTCAAACAGCAACAGGAGATATTGTAGCATTTGTGGAAGATAATCCATTTAATCTATACGAAGTTCAATGTACAGGTTCTTTAGCTAGATCTGATATTGGTGCTTGTGTTGATATTGCTTATACAGCAGGTTCAACATTATCAGGCCAATCAAAAGCAGAAGTTGTTAGCAGTTCAGCTGCTACAGCAAACTATAGAATTGTAGGTGTCTCTAAAGACCCTGAAAACAATGAACTCGGCAGCGCTAACGTAAATATGATCGTTTTAATTAACGAGCATGCTTACAAAATAGAAGCTGGAGTATAAGGAGTAAATTATGGCTATTAATAGAGCACAATTAGCGAAAGAATTAGAACCAGGCCTTAATGCCTTGTTTGGTATGGAGTATGCCCGTTACGATAACGAGCACGCTGAAATATTCGATCAAGAAACTTCTGATAGAGCATTTGAAGAAGAAGTAATGATTGTTGGTTTTGGTAATGCACCAGTCAAACCTGAAGGTGAAGGTGTGGCATTTGATAACGCCAATGAAGGTTTTACAGCAAGATATGAGCATGAAACAGTTGCTTTAGCTTTTGCTTTAACTGAAGAAGCTGTAGAAGATAATCTGTATGATAGACTTGGATCTAGATATACTAAAGCACTAGCTAGAAGTATGGCTAACACCAAGCAGATCAAAGCTGCAGGTATTCTTAACAATGCTTTTTCAGCTTCATTCAATGGTGGTGATGGAAAACCTTTAGTGGCAACAGATCACCCACTTACAGGCGGTGGTACAGGAGCCAATAGAGCTGCTACCTTTGCTGACTTGAATGAAACTTCATTAGAAGATGCACTTATCAGAATCTCAACTCAGGTTGATGATAGAGGTCTAGCAATTGCACTACAAGGGACAAAATTAATTATCCCACCTCAGTTGCAATTTGTTGCTGACAGACTTTTAAACTCACCAGGTAGAGTTGGAACTTCTGACAATGATATTAACTCAATCGCAAATCAAGGTATGCTTCCTGAAGGTTATGTGGTAAATCATTACTTAAATGACCCAGATGCTTACTTTATCAAAACTGATGTACCTGACGGTTTCAAACATTTTGTTAGAAGCCCAATGGCGACATCACTTGAAGGTGATTTCGATACAGGTAATATGAGATACAAAGCTAGAGAGAGATATTCATTCGGATTCTCAAACTGGAGATGTGTCGATGCTTCTCAAGGGGCATAACACTTAACCGTAAAAGTGTTAAGGGCTACTTCGGTAGCCCTTTTTTTATTGTATTTACAAACTCTGTAAGCTAAACTTAAGTTCTAGGTAATAAACATGCTTACAGACTGACCTAGCAGACAAGCCAAGACTGTAAGTAATAACCAAGGAGGTTATAATGGCAAAATCGACATTTTCAGGACCTGTTAAATCCTTAAGTGGATTTATTTCAGCAGGTAGCGACGCAGTTGTAAGTTTAACAGCTGATACAACTTTGACAGTAGATGCACATGCAGGCAAAATTTTAGTCTGTAATGATGCGGACGGTAAATTTACATTACCAACAATAGTACCAACCGTACCGAGTGATTCATCAGATCCTAATCAACTAAATAATTTAGGTGCTTCATATACTTTTGTAATAGATACAGCAGCTACAGATTTAGATATTAAAACTGATGGTACAGACAAATTTGTAGGTGGTTTATACATAGGCGTTAATAATGCTACAGGTAAAACATTTATATCAGGTGCTTCGAACGATGTAATTACACTAGATGGATCTACCCAAGGTGGACTAGCAGGTAGTGTGGTCAATGTTGTTGCTGTGGCAGATAACAAATATATGGTAGAAGGAATATTACTAGGTTCAGGTACTTTAGTAACTCCATTTGCTGACTCATAAGGTAGGTAATAATGGCAGACGTAGTAACAACACAAACTATTCAAGACGGTCAAAGAAAGGCCGTCATGAAATTCACTAACGTTTCCGATGGAACTGGTGAAAGCGGTGTTGTTAAAGTTGATGTCTCCGCTTTACAAGCTAATGCAAAAGGCGAGGCTTGTACAGGTGTTACTGTACAAAGAATATACTGGGCCTGTCGTGGTATGGGTGTAGATTTATTATTTGATGCAACTACAAATGTATTAATTACAGGTTTACCAGCAGATAGTACTGGCGATGAGTACTACGATAATTTTACTGGTATACCTAATAATGCAGGAAGCGGTAAGACTGGAGATATTCTCTTTACAACATTAGGTCACTCTGCAGGTGATACATATTCTATTATCTTAGAACTCGTCAAAGAGTATGGCTAAGAATATAAAAAGAACAGTAGGTCGTGGTGGTAACTATCGACCTACTAAAGCTGGTGCTGGCATGACCAAAAAAGGTGTAGCAGCATACAGAAGAAAAAACCCAGGATCAAAGCTGAAAACAGCTGTTACGGGTAAAGTTAAGCCAGGAAGTAAAGCAGCAAAAAGAAGAAAATCTTATTGCGCTAGATCTCTTGGTCAATTAAAACGAAGTTCTGCTAAAACTAGAAATGATCCTAACTCTAGAATAAGGCAGGCTCGCAGGCGCTGGAGGTGCTGATATGAGCTTTTGGGAAAAAGTTGGAAATTGGTTTGGCTGGGTAAAAGTCAGAGCACGTGATGAAGATGGTCGATATATCGCAGATGATAAATCGACAGCAAAGAATGAAGCCTATACAATGGTACACAAAGATTTGGTTAAAAAGCCAAAACGTAAATATACTAAAAGGAAGAAAAAATAATGGCGATTTCAAGTACAAAAACAGTTCAAAGGGTAGAGGTATATCCTTTAGCAGATAGTTCAGCAGATGCAACCGCAAATGCTAAACACCCAACTATGATGGTAGTGTATGAAAATACATTAACTGGAACTGGTGGTGATGCTCATTTGGACGGTACAGTAGCTACAGAAGTCAAACATCTAAGTAAGTTTGTATCCGATGGTGGATCAGCTACAGATGTATCAGGTGAAGATGCTTTAGTGCAGACCATCTGTGGCGCTATCTGGGCATAATGTACGAATATAAATGCGAGGTCACTCGTGTGGTCGATGGGGATACAATAGATTGTGTCCTCGACCTCGGCTTTAGTATTTTACATAAATGTCGTGTCAGACTTTATGGTATAGATACTCCTGAATCTAGAACTCGTGATCTAGATGAAAAAGCTAGAGGTAAACTAGCTTCTAAATTCTTAGAAGATTCTATAAATAACGGTAAACAGGTAATTTTACGTAGTGAGCTCAAAGATTCTAAAGGTAAATACGGCAGAGTCTTAGGATCTATAGTGGTAGATGATTTAGACATCAATCAAGCTATGGTGGCACAAAATTTAGCCGTCAAATACTTTGGCCAAAGCAAAGCTGATGTTGAAGCCGAACACATGCTAAACAGACAAAAGTTAATTGACTCAGGTGCATATGTGCCTGAATCTGATATATAATCAAAATATGGCTAAAGAAAAAGTTAAAAAAGTAATCAAAGGTCTGAAGAAAGCCAGTAAAACACATGCTCAACAAGCTAAAACTTTAGAATCTGTAGGATTCAAAAAAGGTGGTTCTGCTAAAAAAGCTAAGAGTGGCGGTAAAATATGCCCTAAAGGTAAGGCTTGGGCTAAGAGAACTTTTGATACATATCCTTCTGCATATGCAAATATGGCAGCCTCTAAATACTGCAAAGATCCAAACTATGCTAAAGGCGCTAAAGGAAAAAAGGTAAAAAAAGCTAGAGGTGGCTTGGTTTCTATTAGAGGTCAAGGTGCCATAATGTCCGACAGGCGAAGATAATGGGACAACTAAAACAATGGCGTGAACAAAACTGGGTCCGTATAGGAACTGATGGTGAGATTAAAGGACCTTGCGGCACTAGTAAAGATAAAAAAAACCCTGATAGATGTTTACCTGCAGCAAAAGCTAGAAGCTTATCTAAATCAGAAAGGGCATCAACCGCAAGGAAAAAGAAAAAAGCAGGTCGCAAAGGCAAAACAGTTGTAGCTAATACACCAAAGGCAAAAGTAAGAATGAAAAAAGGTGGTTTTATAGCAAAGGGTTGTGGTAAAGTAATGAGTAACCGTAGGAAGGTCACTACAATAAGTTAGGAGTATTAATGCCAGGTCATTACAAAAAAAGCAAAAACGGTAGCATGATGAAAAAATCTAAGGGCGGAAAAATTATGAAGAAGTCCAAAGGTGGTATGATGATGAAGAAATCGAAAGGTGGCTCCATCATGAAAAAATCAAAAGGCGGCATGATGATGAAAAAGTCCAAGGGTGGCAGAATCATGAAAAAGTCTAAAGGTGGTTCAATCATGAAAGCTGGAAATGCTGCTAGAAGAAGAGCAAGATATAGTAGATAGTGCCTAATTTAATAAGTAATATCCCGCATTTCAAATGCTGGGTAAGAAGAGAATTTACCCATAATCACGAAAAATATCATGATGAGTATATACATGCTCTAGCTATAGCTGTTAATACTATTCCTGACAGATCTTTAAGTTTTCAAGTAGTTTTTACAGGCGAAGAAACTAATTGCGAAGATAACGATGAACCTAACATACACGGTGGTGCTATGTGGGCTCGTATGCCTATACAAGGTATGGTCGCAGATATACCTATGGAAGATTTTCCTGATCCTATGGAAGATCATTTAGCACAACCTTGGGACTGTGAATCAAGAGATCATAGTGTTGTAGTTATGGACAGAGTTAGCTCCTCACCTTGGTTAGCTAAGATAGGTGGTGATTTTTACCAAGCTAAGTATTTATTTACCGTAGACTACACAAATAACTCTATTGCAGATGACCCTGCACAACATAAGCAATCTCATGTATTATATATAACAGAAGATTGTAATTGGAAAGGTAATCTAGTTGCTTTACCTAACAATAGAGTAAGAGCTACAAGCCCTGCTTTATGGGTGACTGGCGAGGGTGCTCCAGACTTTAAACCGTCTCAATGGGCACATTCAGCAGAAGGTCATGAAAGTTACCTAGATCCCTCAATTACATTTAATAATTTATATGAGGACTAAAAATGGCAACATCAGGAAGTACAAACTTCGAACCAGACATAACAGAGTTTGTTGAAGAAGCATATGAAAGATGTGGCTTAGAACTCAGAACTGGATACGATCTTAAAACTGCAATCAGATCTGCAAACTTAATGTTAGCTGAATGGGCTAATAGAGGTTTGAATCAATGGACTATCGAAACAGGCACACAAACCGTTACTGAAGGCACGAATAGTTATACCTTAGGCACGAGCGTAATTGATGTGTTGGATGTTACTATCAGGAGAACAGTTAGTGGTACTACAACAGATGTTAGACTAGATAAACTTTCTAGATCAGAGTTTTTTAATATTCCTAATAAAGCTACCAAGTCTAAACCGTCACAATATTTCTTAGATAAACAAAATAATCCAACTTTATTTATTTACCCAACACCTGAAAACTCAACCGATATAATACGCTTTAATAAGCTAACAAGGATGGATGATGTAGATGATGCTAAAAATACTATGGATATGCCATTCAGGTTGTTTCCTTGTTTTGTGGCAGGACTAGCTTATTACATAAGTATAAAAAAGAATCCACAACTAACTGCACAACTTAAGAGTATTTACGAAGAGGAATTTAGAAGAGCTGCTGACCAAGACGAAGATAGAGCTTCATTTAGAGTTAGACCAAGTATAAGGAATTATTGATGGCTACTGGTAAACACGCATACGGTATTTGTGATATTTCAGGTTTCAGATACAAGCTCAAAGACATGAAAAAAACTTGGAACGGACTAAAGGTTGGGCCAGACCAGTTTGATCCAAAACATCCACAATTAGAACCATCTACACATGTTTCAGATTCAGAGGCTCTACACGATCCTAGACCTGATACTGACGTTGAAGCAGGGGACGGTAGAGTATTTACTAGTACAGCTATAGTTGGTCGCAGTTTCCAAGGGTTTACAATCACATCTGCTTTAGGAACAGTTACAATATCATAATGACACTAGCACAATTAAAAACCTTAATACAAAACTACTTACAAAATACTGAAACTACTTTTGTATCTACTTTAGATGACATCATAAAAAATACAGAGGATAAAATATTTCAAGAGATAGAGTTTGATAATTTTAGAAAGACAGCTACTTTAACTTTTACAGCAGGGACTAAGACACTAGCTACACCATCTGATTATGTCTTATCTTTTAGTTTTGCTGTTATAGATTCAAGCTCTGACTATCATTATCTAGACAAAAAACACCCATCATTTATACAAGAATATGACGTAGATCCAGCAGATTCTACTAAAAGAGGTTTACCTAAATATTATGCCGTTAAAGAAAAAGGTTTGAGTTCATCTACTTTGGTTGTAGCACCTGTACCTGATGCTAACTATAGCGCAGAGCTAAACTATTTGTTTAAACCTAATTCACTAGTGACAGATACAACTGGCACTTGGTTATCAAATAATGCTAGGAATTTACTTTTATACGGTTGTCTTTTAGAGGGCTATACCTTTATGAAAGGCGATCCTGACATGTTTCAAGTATATGAAGCAAGATATCAGCAAGAACTTGCAAGGCTTAAAAATAGAGCTGAAGGTAGAAGTAGAAGAGATGAATACCGTTATGACTCTCTGAGAAAGCCTGTAACTTAATGAATGACATAACACAGCTA